AACCAGCGATGCTGATCTACGGGCAAGTAGTTCACATGCAGACAAGCATCAGGCACTTGCTCATACACCCACGGCCACGCTACGAACATATCGTATGACCACTTCATAAAGTGCGAGTTCTCACACATCATCACACTTGGATTACCCGCAAACTTCCCCTTTGACCTGCCCGCCTTCCAAAACGCTGTTTCCAGCCCTAGCGGAACCAAGTGTACCGGAGTGTTCTTGTCACACATCGACTTCATTATTGCCTGATGACGCGGCCAAAAAGTCACCACCGCGTCAGCCACCTTCATCCAGTGCATCCAGAGCATCAAGCCGTCACCATGCCCGTAACCTTGCTTGCCTGATTCTACAGATGACTGAAAGATGTACTCAGGAGTGCCGTGCCCGAGAAACACCATCTTGAGCGGCCGCGTAAGCCGCTTCTTCATCTCATTAGGAAAATGAGTGTGCGGAACATGAATATCAGCATCAGCGTATTGATCCCACTGTTCTGACGGCACTTCATGCACATTAACGAGACGACTATCAAGACCTAGCGCCTTCTCTGCTCGCGCCATCGTCTCTGCCACCTTGTTCATTCCCGAGTTGTTGAACGCAGTCCAGTGACATATTTTGAGACTCACTAGCTCACCGCCACGCTTAGAGCCGTGCTCACATTCAACGACTGTGAACCATTTTGCGAACCCGCCGCCGAGATGAGCAATGACTGCGAGCCGTTCTGTGACGTAGCAACCGAAGCCGCGCCAGACACTCCACTCAACGTCGCTGACGCCGCAATGGACTCTGCGGCTGAAACACCGCTCAATGTCGCACTTGCAGCAATCGACTTGTTAATTGAAATAGTGGCCGTGTTGACCGTAACGCCGGAAGTCGCCGCTGACGCGGCCAGTCCCGCCGATGTGCTTACTGATTCAGCCTCACTAGCCGCCAGCCCCGCCGAGTCTGCGGCTGAAATAGCAGCAGCAGCATCCTGTGTTGGGAATGATGCCACCGCAATCCAGTTGCCGTCCTGATCAGTTTCCAGTTCCACCGCCTCACTGGTTGAGGCAAGAGTCGTACTGAAAGCTGCGGCTGCGTCAACAATCGTGACCGTGTTACCCGAGGAGTCATCATCACTGACTTTGACTACCAATCGGTGATAAGCCCCGCTGTCAAGGTCGTTGTAAATCGTGATAGTGAATCCCGCACTCGTTGCATCAGCGATGATCTGATCAATGTTGGGATCGGTCAGGTGGTAAGTAGCAGACACATTCACCGTCTGAACTTGTCTGGTTATTCCGGGAATAGGCATGGTTAAGTCTCCTTAATGGTTGAACTGAAAGCGGGTTCGGAAGTTGGCTAACGCCGCCTGCCTATCCCAGTCACTATGAATAATTGCATCCAAACACTCTTCACAAAATTCTGTTTCGTCCGAGTCGTCAGCATAGGAAATTTCCAGATACTCCAAAGCTTCAAATACGTCCGCATCGGTCATCTCGTACAACGGAGCGACTAATTGCAAATCCCCTATCTGAACTTCCTTCTTAAACGCTACGCCGACCGCAGGCATTGTTTCCTCATGCTTGTAACCGTAAAACACTACGTCATGCGGAAAGCGAAAATATGGAGTCCGCTGTTCCGACACCCCATGCTGGCAGGCGTCCCCTTTAATAACCGCTGACAGCATAGGGAGACGGACTTTGCCCAGTGAATATTCATCCACCAGAGCAATCCCTTCTCCGTTCGGAACCAGATACCGATCGACCGGAGCGTAGTTATAAACTGTCAAATCATTATCCAAGATAAACTGCCCTGCAAATTCCGGTAGCTCATCTCCAAAATAATAAATAGGAATGTCTGGTTTAACTTCTCGGACCAGATGTTGAAGTAGCATGGAGTCCTTACCAAACGAAACTAAAACCGCTGGACACTGAGCACTCGCCAGTGCTTCTTTTATATACTCACGCGCCACAGCAATGTTATTATTACGCAGAGAGGACATGTCGTTTCATATCCTCCCCGCTAAACACAACCTGAAAGGAACCTTCAGATCATGCCTAAGTGTTATCTTAGACTGCCCAATCTGACAGTAAAAGAAATCAAACGATTGTGGTCGTTTGTTAATATCGGACATCCCGATGATTGCTGGGAATGGAAAGGAAGTACCCAACCTGCGGGCTATGGTATCTTTTGGGTTACGTCCGCCCAAAAACACTTTACTGCAAGCCGACTGATCTACAAATTGTGCTTCACGGAACCGCCTACTAGCAAAGGAGTATGCCACACATGCGATAACCCGCCATGCTGTAATCCTGCTCATTTTTTCTTGGGAGATGACGCGGCAAATCGCGCCGACTGTGTGACTAAAAACCGACAGGCTCGCGGTGAAAAACTCAGTCGCGCCCTTGTAGGAAAACAATGTCACGGAATTAACCACCCGAGCGCAAAATTGTCCGAAGATGACGTAAGGGAAATTCGCAGGTTGTATGTTCCAAGAAAAACGGGATTCCGAAAACTCGCCCGCAGATTCGGCGTTCAAGACTGCACAATCCTGAAAGTGCTGCGCCGACAATCGTGGAAACACATTGAGTAGAGACGGTGATTTAGCCTGCGCGAGAACAGTTTGAATGTATTGCCGTTGGGGGGAAAGATTCATTTAAAAAATACTTGCTCCACCGAGCACCAGATCGAGGATGTTTCCAATCGCATTCTTTCCGGTTTCAGTATTGGACGTTCCCGACGAAGTACCGCTACTCCCGGTTTGCACGATGCGCGGAGCCATCAATGCGGCCAGCGAGCCCTTCTGCGCGCCCATCTGTTGATTCACGTCATACTGTCCGGCACGCGATTCCATTGCCGCCTCTTGATCTGCATCTCGTCCTTCACCGCGAGTAATCGCATCTCGCATCGCCGGAGTCGCATAACCACCAAGAGGATTAGCAAATTGTTTACCTATCGCGGCCTTACGCGCGCCTGCGCGAAACGCAATGGTCGGATCTACCTGCGGTTTGAAATTCTCGTAAGCATCAATGTACTTATTCGATTCCGGCTGAATCTGCCCGTAGGTAGCAGTATTGCCGTATTGCTGATTCTGATTGGTTTGACTGGTATTTTTAGGAATGACTAAGCCGCCTTTGCTGCCACAAGTTGTTCTCGTTTAATAGACCACAGCTCCCACTTTATTAAGCGTCCGCGATACTTCCCCTTGTACATGCGAATACCGTCCGGCGAGAGGCCGATTCTACTACATATCTGCTTGAGTCCTCTATGTTTTTCTGCGACCCAGCCATAGAACTCAATCAGATCATAAGCTAACAAATCTTCAATGAGCGCGCGCACCGCCACGACAATCATTCCCGCGTCAGCATCGCGCGAGGCACACAGATGAACTGCAAACAATCCGTACCCTTCCAACACGATGATAATGATTGCCACCAAGTGCGAGTCAAAAAGACCTATTAACACGTAACGCGAATCTGAGACTAACGCCACAAATTGATCTTCATCGCCCCATGTAAACGCCCTGTCCATCTCTCGATACCACTGAGGCCGCTCCGCGTCCCAACGAAACGCTTCACGCAGTAAAGCTTCATCATCTTTAGTGAGTCGCCGCATCATGTATCTATCAATCCGTGTATTCTTAACGCTGCCAACAAAGCGTTAATCGCCGCTCGCGCTTCTGTATCAATCGTTGCCCCACCTGTAGCGTCGGGAACGGCAGGTTGCTGCGCTTCCACCACTTGCACACCCGCTACTGCATAATATGAACTCACGTCCAAATTCGGTAATCCTGTAATCGTTCCGCCCGTAATCGCTACCGCATTCGCATTCTGCGTAGCCATCGTACCGAGCCCGAGATTCGTTCTCGCGCCCGCTGCGGTTGTAGCCCCAGTACCGCCATGCGCTACTACCAACGTGCCTTCAAGCGTGACCGTGCCCGCCGTAGCGGTAAAATTCAGACCTGTTGATCCGCCCGAAAAAGTAATCGCCGGACCTGTCGCCTGTCCGCCGCCACCACCATTGATCGTGGTTACAATGGTTGTATCGCCCGTGAAGTTTTGGGTAATGGTCGGCTGCGACAACGTAGATGAATACACGTTGTAATAAATTGTGTTGGGATCAGTATCTACGTTATAAA